AAGCTGGGCAAAAAGCAGTTGAGGAACTTATAAAGGTAGCTAAAGAAAAGATCGTAGACTCAGAAGATGATATCTCAGCTGACAGACTTAAAAATGCTGCCGCTACTAAAAAATTAGCAATATTTGATGCTTTTGAAATACTGGCTAGAATAAAAGAAGAACAGGATTTATTAGATGATAAACCTATAGATAAAAAAGCAGATACTTTTAAAGGTTTTGCTGAAGGAAGATCTAGATAATGTACGAGCAAAGTTTATATAGTATAGTAGAAGACCAAATAAAGCCTAAAGTGATAAAAAGATTAAATAGGCTTAATAAATGGGAATACGGCTACAATAAAGAGCATGATATTGTAGTTATTAGTAAAACTGGAAAAATAGGCGAAATATATAATATACAGAACCTATTAGTAGCCTTGCCTTTAGCAGAAGATGTTTATAAGTGTTCTGATAAAAAAGAAGAGCAGCGATGGAGTGTTTTAGAGTACCCTAAAGAATTAAACAAAGTAAAAAATGTTTATGAATGGAATGAAAAACCTTTATCGTTTAAAGAAAAATATTATGATTACATTAATAAAGAATTTGTTAGACGCGAAGAAGGCTTTTGGTATTACAATAAAGGCATTCCTACTTACATCACTGGTTCTCATTACATGTACTTGCAGTGGACCAAAATTGATGTTGGGCACGCAGACTTTCGGGAATCAAATAGATTATTCTACATATTTTGGGAAGCATGCAAATCTGATAGTAGATCCTACGGAATGTGTTATCTTAAGAACAGACGGTCCGGGTTTAGTTTTATGGCTTCATCCGACACAGTTAACCAGGCAACAATATCGAGAGATTCTAGGTTTGGAATACTCTCTAAGTCGGGAGCTGACGCTAAGAAGATGTTCACGGATAAGGTTGTACCCATATCAATTAACTACCCATTCTTTTTTAAACCGATACAAGACGGGATGGAACGTCCCAAAACAGAATTATCGTATAAAGTCCCATCTAAACGTCTCACGCGCAACTCGATCAAAGAGACAGACCAAGATATACAAGAGGGATTGGATACGACCATCGACTGGAAGAATACCGGAGACAACTCGTACGACGGAGAGAAACTCAAATTACTCGTCCACGATGAATCTGGTAAATGGGAGAGACCGGACAACATCCTCAACAACTGGAGGGTCACGAAAACAACGTTAAGATTAGGTAGAAGAATCGTCGGCAAATGTATGATGGGTTCTACTTCAAACGCATTAGATAAAGGTGGAGAAAACTTTAAGAAATTATACGAAGCATCGGACGTTAACAAAAGAAACCGCAACGGACAGACTAGCTCAGGATTATATAGTTTGTTTGTGCCTATGGAGTGGAATTACGAAGGATACATTGATTCTTATGGATTACCTGTATTCGACACTCCGAAAAAACCAATCAAAGGTATTGACGGCGACGAAATTGATATAGGCGTTATATCACATTGGGAAAATGAAGTTGAAGGATTAAAAGACGATCAAGACGGTTTAAATGAATATTATAGACAATTTCCAAGAACCGAGAAGCATGCATTTAGAGACGAAGCTAAAGAGTCTTTATTTAATTTAACTAAAATATACGAGCAAATTGATTATAATGAAGACCTGCGTAATACTAATGTGGTTACACAAGGCAGTTTTCAATGGGAAAATGGAATAAAAGATACAAGAGTATTATTTGTTCCTAATAAAAACGGAAGATTTTTAGTTAGCTGGGTTCCACCAATTGCTTTACAAAATAGATATAATATAAAAAACAATACAAAATATCCTGGTAATGAACACTGTGGAGCTTTTGGATGTGATAGTTATGACATATCTGGTACAGTTGACGGTAAAGGATCTAAAGGTGCTTTGCATGGATTAACTAAGTTTTCTATGGAAGATGTGCCGCCTAACTTATTTTTTTTAGAGTATATATCAAGACCGCAAACAGCTGACATATTTTTTGAAGATGTTTTAATGGCTTTAGTTTTTTATGGAATGCCTATACTGGCTGAAAACAATAAGCCTAGACTTTTATATTATTTAAAAAGAAGAGGTTACAGAAACTATTCAATGAACAGACCAGATAAAGTAATGCATAAATTATCAGTAACAGAAAAAGAAATAGGTGGTATACCTAATTCAAGTGAAGATATAAAACAAGCTCACGCAGCAGCTATTGAAGATTATATAGAAAACCACGTTGGTTTACTTACAGAAGGATATGGTGACACTTATTTTCAAAGAACATTAGAAGACTGGGCTAAATTTAATATTAATAACAGAACAAAGCACGATGCTTCTATAAGTTCTGGCTTAGCTATTATGGCATGTAATAAACACAGGTACACACCTGTAGCAAAAAGAACCATATCAAAAGTTTCTTTAGGATTTAAAAAATATAATAATACAGGAGTGAATTCAAAAATAATATAAATAAATGATCTATACTACTAACAATAGCATCTTTCCAGACCAGGTAGTACCTGAAGAAGAAAAGAAATCATTTGAGTATGGTTTAAAAGTAGGGAATGCTATAGAGCAGGAATGGTTTAGAAACAATAGTGGGCAAAATAGATTCTCTTATAATTTTCAGAATTTTAATAGATTAAGATTGTATGCTAGAGGTGAACAACCTATACAAAAATATAAAGATGAATTATCTATAAATGGTGATTTATCTTACTTAAATTTAGACTGGAAGCCAGTGCCTATTATACCTAAGTTTGTTGATATAGTAGTAAATGGTATATCATCTAAAAACTACGATATAAAAGCTTACGCTCAAGATCCATTTTCACAAAAGCAAAGAACAAACTATGCTAATGGTGTGATGAAAGATATGATGGCTAAGCCGTTGATAGACAGCATAGAACAAAACTTAGGTGCTACATTATACAATTCATTAGACCCTGAAAATTTACCGGGATCAAAAGAAGAGTTAGAAGTACACATGCAACTTAGCTATAAACAGTCTGTAGAAATTGCTGAAGAAGAAGTTATAAACAATATATTAGATTTTAATAAATATCATTTAACTAATAAAAGATTAACAGAAGATATAGTTACTATAGGTATTGGTGCTTGTAAAACAACATTTAATAAAGCTGAAGGTGTTACAATAGATTACGTTAACCCTGCTAATTTAGTTTACTCGTACACAAACGATCCTAATTTTCAAGACATATATTATGTTGGTGAAATAAAAGCTATAACCTTACCTGATCTTAAAAAAGAGTTTCCAGATTTAACTGATGAGCAGTTAGATAAAATAGCTAAATATCCTGGAAGAGAAGGTTATATGAGAGGGCCAAACAATAATAATGATTTAGTTCAAGTACTATACTTTGAATATAAAACTTATATTGATCAGGTGTTTAAAATAAAAAGAACAGATACAGGTTTAGAAAAAGCATTAGAAAAGCCTGACTTTTTTGCACCACCACCAAGTGATAACTTTGATAGAGTATCAAGAAGTATAGAGGTGTTATTTACAGGTGCTAAAGTAATGGGTGTAGATGAAATGCTTAAATGGGAAATGTCAGAGAATATGACAAGACCTAACAGTGATTTAACTAAAGTTAATATGAATTACTGTATAGTTGCACCGCATATGTATCAAGGACGTATTGATTCATTAGTAAATCGTATAACAACGTTTGCTGATATGATACAATTAACATCGTTAAAACTACAACAAGTAATTGCAAGGATGGTGCCAGATGGTGTGTTTGTAGATGTTGATGGTTTAGCTGAGGTTGATTTAGGTAACGGTACTAATTATAATCCACAAGAAGCTTTAAACATGTATTTCCAAACTGGTAGTATAGTTGGTAGAAGCTTAACACAAGATGGTGATCCTAATAGAGGTAAAGTACCAATACAAGAACTACAATCATCTAGCGCTAATGGTAAAATACAATCATTAGTAAATACTTATCAATATTATTTACAAATGATAAGAGATGTAACAGGACTTAATGAAGCTAGGGATGGTTCTATGCCAGATCCTAACGCTTTAGTTGGTATAC